ACGTAGAAGGATCCGGAGGATACGGATTAGGTAGAACTGGATCTGAAGAAGATTATGGATCATCACCCCGTGGCGGCATAGATACAGCTCCTGCAAATCAAGGACCTCTTGCAACTGTAACAAGTAAACGCGGTATAACTGCACAAGTTGCTCTAGTATTCAAGGATGCGTTCCAAGGGCTTATTGACGACCTTGAAGCTACAGGGTATGACATCAAAGTTATGTATGGATACGCAAATAGACCCGTTAAAGGTGAAAAAAGTATTAAAAGTTTTCATGCCAGCGGCGCTGCTCTAGACATAAATCCTGCTACCAACGGGTATTACAAACCTAAACGAGTACCTACACCGACTGACATGCCACCCAATACTGGAGCAATAGCAGCCAAGCACGGATTGGGATGGGGAGGCGAATGGAGAAAAATAAGTGACGCAATGCATTTTAGTGCATCAAAAGTCGAACGCGGCGCATGGGATGTTGAAAGAGGCGTTATTCCGTCACCTGTGACTCAAACTAAAACTGTAGCAGAAGATCCAGATAGTCCGCCGCCTGCAACATCAACCCCACAATAAGGAAAAAAATGGTTCAGATTACAACACAAGAAAAAGCATTACTAACGCTATGTGCAAAGGGCGAGTCCGAGGGTACCGGTGGAGATCCATATTGTGCAGTATATTCCGGCCAAAACTTTCCTGAGATAACAGAACGTACCATCAGTCAACTGTATGAATTTCAACAACGCCGAATGGCGTCGGGTTACGGGTCAGATGCATGTGGACGATATCAATTTAGAGAAACTTCGTTGCGCGAAGCTGTAAAGTTTGCTGGATTGGATCCTACTACTACTAAGTTTAGCAGAGATGTACAAGACATTTTAATTTTAGCGTATATTAAAAAATATAAAAGACTAGAAGACTGGAAATCGGGTGCAATCACTGATGCAGAATTTTGTATAAAACTGGCACAAGTATTTTCAAGTGTACCAGTTCCGTACGATATGACAGGACATAATGGAAAACCTCGAAAAAAAGGAGACTCATATTATGATAATGGAATAGACCAGGCCCATCACAACGCAGATGTTTTTCTAGCTAACTTAGCAGATATTAGAAATGGCGGCACTGGAACAGTTACTGAAGTTGACATTCAGCAAGGTAGCATTGCTAACCAGCCAACTGGAACTTCACAAAAAATGCAAACTGAAATTGCTGCCGGTGGCGGCCAGCGTATCTTTGGCGGAACAGCAGCCGACGTACCTTTAGGTAATGATAGACTTCCTACACCTAGTAATGTGTATGTGTACGAAAAAACAGATCCTTACGATAATAGATATGATTTCCGAACAGGCAGGAAAGTACGAGATATGTTGACAAACGGAATAAATCCTACATCAAATCAAGGACTAATACCCGGAAACGGACTACCGCCGCCAAATGACATTGGAGGTAGAGGATATTCTGATAGTGAAACTGATACCGCACTAAATGGAAGAAGTTCAACTGACGGTAAGACTGTAACAAAGGTTAATCAAGTTAGTACTCCTGCAGGCGTAAAAACTATCACAAGCAAATATCAAACGGTAATGACTCCCGGAGGTGCTAGAGAAGTACTAGTCAGTTCACAAACAACGACTAGAGCATCGACCGGCACAACAACTGGACCCAACGTAAAGTACAGATCACCAGTAACACCACAGTTTATTCCTCCAGATACGCGAAGATAAATACAGCATGAGCACTTTAGAAAAAAATCTTTATAAAAATTTAAAAGTACAACCGCAGCTTGTGGCTTCTAATCCTATTACTAATAAAAGTTACAAAGGAATTAGTACAGTAAATCCCAACAATAAAGATTTTAAGAGCAGTGACATTGCACTAATTAAACAAGATATTGTTAACCATTTTCATATAAGAATGGGAGAAAAATTAGAAAATCCAGAATTTGGTACTATAATTTGGGATGTACTGTTTGAACCTCTCACAAACGACTTAAAAGAGAGTGTTATAAAAAACGTTACCGATATTGTAAATTATGATCCTAGAGTAAAGGTTGATAATATAGTAGTCGATCAATATGAATACGGACTACAAATACAGTGTACTTTACTTTACTTGGATTACAGTATAAGTGAAGAATTAGTTTTTAGATTTGACAGAGAAAACGGTCTACTTTAAAACTGCGCACTTTTTAAATCTGATAAATATTTTAATAGTTAAGGAACGTGCCAATGTCTTCTACAGATAGACAAAACAGATTATTACTTGCTGAAGATTGGAAAAAAATCTATCAAAGTTTTAAGTATGCAGATTTTAAATCATATGATTTTGACAATTTACGTCGAACAATGATTGAATATCTACGAGTAAACTATCCTGAAGACTTCAATGATTATATTGAATCGTCGGAATATCTTGCGTTAATCGATTTAATTGCGTTTTTAGGACAAAACATTTCGTTTAGAGTTGACTTAAACGCAAGAGAAAACTTTATCGAATTAGCTGAACGCAGAGAAAGTGTTTTAAGACTTGCACGTTTGCTTTCATATAATCCTCAGCGTAATAAAGCCGGTAACGGTTTGCTTAAATTTCAAAGTGTTTCCACATCAGAAAACATTACAGACAGTGCTGGCAGAAATTTAAGTGGAAAAACTGTTATTTGGAATGACAGTGTAAACACCGATTGGTACGAACAATTTACTAAAGTTTTAAATGCTGCTATGCCAGTGCAAAACACTTTTGGCAGACCTATTCAATTGGATAGCGTAGGCGGCATTTCTACAGAACAATATAGATTCAATTCTGCATCTACTACTACTCCTGTATACTCTTTTTCCAAGTCAGTTAATAATACAAATTTAGACTTCGAAATTGTTAGTACAACAATTAGTAATGGCGACTTAGTAGAAGAAGCACCGCTACCCGGAAATTCTCTAGCGTTCATTTATAGAGATAACGGTCAAGGACCTGGAAGTAATTCAACAGGATTTTTTGCACACTTTAGACAAGGGTTACTAAACAGAGGAGATTTTACAATTGACTCTCCTGTTCCTAACCAAACAATAGACATTGATTCGTCTAACATAAATCACACAGACGTTTGGTTATACAAGTTAGATTCCGCAGGACAAGAAACTGAGCTGTGGACCAAAGTTGATGCAGTAGAAGGCAACAACATTGTTTATAACAATCTAAATAAAAAGATTAAAAACATCTACACAGTAACAACACGAACAGATGATAGAGTTAGCTTAATTTTCTCTGATGGTATTTTTGGAACACTTCCAAAAGGATCGTTTAGAATCTATTACAGAATCAGTGCAAACAAAGATTATACAATACTTCCAGCAAACATCACTAACGTAACAGTTAGAATACCGTACATTAGTAGAATAGGTAGAACAGAAACATTGACTATTGTATTGTCATTGAAAACAACTGTAACTAATGCAAGCAGCACTGAAACAATCGAGAGCATAAAAAATAATGCTCCTGCAACTTATTATACTCAAAACCGTTTAATAACTGCTGAAGATTATTCAATTGGTCCACTTGCAATAAGTCAAGAAATCGTTAAAGTAAAATCGATCAACAGAACTTCAATTGGCATAAGCAGATATTACGATTTAATAGATGCAACAGGAAAATATTCTACAACTAACTTGTTTGCAACCGATGGCGTTCTGTTTAAAGAAAAAGTAGATAAGAAAATTAATTTTAATTTCTTGACTAGAACAGATATCGAAGCAGTATTACAAAATCAAATAATACCTGTGTTCCAAGACAAAAATGTAAGAAACTTTTATCTAAGCGAATATCCTAACCAGGACTATGCAGAATACAATTTAACATGGAATCAAGTAACCAAAGATACCAATAGATCTACAGGATACATCAAAGATTCAAGCGACATAATTTATCAAGTTGCTACATTTACTGAGGGTCCGTTGAGATTTTTAGAACCTGAAGCAATGGTAAAATTTGTTGCACCAACCGGAAAGTATTTTGATGTTGACGGAAATCTAGTAACAGGCGCTGCTGATACAGAAAATGCAGTTACTTATAAATGGGTAAAGGTTGTAAGTGTTTCGGAATCAGGAACAACATTAACTTCTTCAGGTTTAGGACCTATTGTGTTTAACGATGTTATACCTACCGGTGCTATTTTAAATGCTGTAAAACCTAAATTTGTAAAAGATCTTGTAAATGATGTTTACACACAAATTATATCTGAAATATTTGCATATAGAACATTTGGATTAAGATACGACAGAGACAACAGACAGTGGGAAGTTATCAACGAAGACAACCTAAATGTTTATGATGACTTTAGCCTAGGACAAGCAGGAGACACTAGCAATCAACAACTAGACTCTAGCTGGTTATTATTATTTGAGACAAATGGATTTTCTTATACAGTAACATATAGATCACTGCGTTACATATTCGAAAGTGATGCACAAATTAGATTCTATTTTGACAATAATAAAAAGATTTATGATAGTCAGACCGGAGTTATTGTAAAAGATAAAATATCAGTGCTCAACATTAACAAACAGCCAGGACAGTTAATTCCGTTTACCGTTGACTTTGATTGGGAAATAGCAAGTGATTACCGAGACGAAAACGGTTATGTTGATACAAAAAAAGTAGAAGTTGTTTTCTATGATAGCGACGATGACGGCGTAATTGATAATCCTGACATATTCACTGATATTGTAAACGATGCTACATATGTGTTTACTAAAAAAACTATAATAAACAACAACGAGTTTACTGTTTATGTTAATCAGACAGCTGAAAATATAGTTGTAGCTCCTACACAAAGTTCTATTAATTTAACAGAGTATGCAACAGGTACAATTTTTTATATAGAGTCAACAGACACATTTAAACAGTACAACAGAACAGCAGGCACACTAACCCAAATATACGATTACAATGCATATACAGGAAGAGACAATATCAAGTTTCATTACATTCATGCTAGCGACGAAAACAATAGAATTGATCCAAGCAGTAGCAATATAATTGATGTGTATTTGTTAACTCGTTCATACGATACATTGTTTAGACAGTATCTAGATGGAACAATTGACAAACCGTTGCCTCCTAGCAGCGATCAATTGTTCATTAACTATGGAGCAGAATTAGCCAAAGTTAAAAGTATCAGCGATGATATAGTTTATCATCCTGTAAAGTATAAAATACTATTTGGTAGTAAAGCAGATTCAGACATGCAAGCAATCTTTAAAATTGTAAAAAATCCTAACAGAGTAGTCAATGACAACGAAATTAAATCTAGAGTAGTATCTAGTATTAATAAATTCTTTGCACTAGACAATTGGGATTTTGGAGAAACATTTTACTTCTCTGAACTGTCGTCTTACATAATGAAAGATTTAGCACCAGACGTTAGCAGCATAGTTATTGTTCCTAGATCTGCTACAAGTACATTTGGTAGCCTGTTTGAAATAACTCCTCAAACTGACGAAATTTTTATAAGCGGAGCAACAGTTAGCGACGTTGAAATAATAAGTTCTAATACTACAGACAGATTAAAAGCAGATGGGTCAATTGTTACATCTACTTCTACTTCAAACAGTGGAGTACAAAGTACAACACTTAATACAACAAGTAATACAACCGGAGGCTACATTTACTGATGGCAAACAACAATATACAAGATGACTTCCCACTTCCTATCGGAAATAGTAACACTTCATCTATTAATTTGTTACCTAAATACTTTAGAACAAACATTAACAAAAAGTTTTTAAGCAGCACACTTGATCAAATGACTACCCCCGGTGTAGTTGAAAAACTTAGTGCGTTTGCTGGTAGACGGTTTTCTAAAGCTACGACTGCATCAGATAGCTACTTGGCAGACTTCTCTGCGGACAGAGAAAATTATCAATTCGAACCAGTTGTGGTTGCTAAGGACGAACTTGATAATGTAACATTTCTAAAAGGATACAGAGATTATCTCGGACAATTAAAAAGTTTCAAATCAACTGTTTCTAACCATAGTATTTTAAATAGCCAGGAATTTTATTCTTGGAACCCTCACATAGACTGGGATAAATTTGTAAACTTTAGAGAGTATTATTGGTTGCCGATGGGTCCAGATCCTATCGTGATTTCCGGACAATCGTCTGAAGTTGTTAGTACATATACAATATCTCTTTCAGATGAAGGCGACAATTATGCATATGTATTTTCTCCTAACGGATTTACAAGAAATCCTAGACTTGACTTGTATAAAGAAGTAACATACAGATTTGAAATTAACACTCCGGGACATCCTGTTGCATTTTTTGTAAATAGATCGTTTACAGAAAACAGCTCATACATTCTAGCTGATACTGGAGGAATTGATTACACTGCTGGTGAAAACGTTTCTGCACTGTACAATGACGGTATTGTAAAATATGACGAAGATGGCAAAATTACAGATGCAACCTTTATTGAAAAGGGCATAATAGAATTCACTATTCCTGCAAACGCTCCGTCAACGTTGTATTATATAAGCAAAAACAACATTAACACTAGCGGTATTTTTAATATTTCTAATATTGAAGAAAACACATCAATAAATGTTGATACTGAAATACTTGGAAAAAAGACCTACAAAGCTAGCAATGGCGTAGAATTAAGCAACGGCATGAAAGTGTCTTTTGCTGGTAATGTAACTCCAAGTACATATGCTGGAAAATATTTTTATGTCGAGGGTGTAGGAAATAAAATCGTTCTTATATCTGACGAATCACTAGAAGTTCCTGCAATTTTTACATCTGAATATAACATTCCGTTTGATGGCACTGCATTTGACATATATCCGTTTGAAGACGCAACTAGTTTTCCGGGAACAAAAGATTACATTGTTATTAATAGAGCAAGTGCTGATAAAAATCCGTGGACACGATATAACAGATGGTTCCACAAGGATGTAATTGTTGCAAGTGCAGAAGCAAGTAATAACGAAATTGTGCTCGATCAAGATGCTAGAGCAAAAAGACCTATTATAGAATTTGAAGCAGGATTAAAACTGTTTAATCACGGCACTAAAGCAAAACAGCCTGTTGATGTAGTTGATACATTTACAGTTGATGCTTTTAGCACAATTGAAGGAAGTCTAGGCTATAACGTTGACGGCATTGATCTTGTTAACGGTACTAGAGTGCTGTTTACAGCCGACACTGACATTTTAGTAAATGGTAGAATTTACGAAGTAAGGTTTATAACACACAACGGTCGCAGACAAATATCGTTAATCGAAACCGCAGATTCTGTTCCTAACAAAAACGAAACTGTATTAATTCTAAATGGTGACAGCTACAAAGGAAAAATGTTTTCCTATACAAGCGGCACTTGGACTCGATCACAGGAAAAAACATCAGTAAATCAAACCCCGTTATTTGATTTGTTTGATAAAACTGGTATAGCTTTTAATGATTTAACTTATTATCCAGCATCAACATTTGCTGGTAATAAAGTTTTTAGCTATAAAATAGGTACAGGGTCAAATGATGTTGAACTAGGTTTTCCATTAAGTTACCAAAACATTGCCAATATCGGCGATATACAATTTATCTTTGATTTAACCAACGATTCCTTTGAGTACCAGTCTGCTGTTCATCGCGGCGGAAGCGTAACCACTGATAAAGGATATCTAAAACTATATGATCCTTCAGGAGACGCTTATTCTTTTGTTAACGGATGGGTTAAAGCAAATGCAAACAGTAAACAGTTTGTAATTAAAAATTCTATAGTAGATACACAATTAAATAATTTTGCTGTCGACATGTTTGACAACAGTGGATCGCTTACTGACTTGGTTGTATATGTTTATGTTAACGGAAAAAAACAAAAACTAACCAGTGAGTATACTATTGAAAATGTTAACAATATAGCAGTTGTAATTTTTAATAATGATCTAACAGTAGGCGATTCGTTAGTAATTAAAGCATACAGTAGTGCAACAAAAAATGCAAACGGATTCTACGAGATTCCGTCAAACCTTGAAAAAAATCCATTAAACGAAAGCCTATCTGTATTTACGCTAGGCGAAGTAAATGATCATGCTAGCAGTATTATAGAAAATGTTAGAACCTTTGCAGGCGAGTTTCCGGGTGCAAGCAATTTAAGAGACTTAGGTAACGTATCTACATATGGAAACAAATTTATACAACACTCAGGTCCGTTGCCGCTAGGTCTTTACCATATCACAGACAAAGATGCTAACATTATTAAATCTATAAGATATGCAAAAAAAGAATACGCTAAGTTTAAAAGAACATTTTTAAACGAAGCAGAAAATTCAGGATTTCATGGTTCAGTTAAAGAGCATGTAGACTTAATTCTTTCTAGAATTAACAAAGATAAAACTTCAACAAACTCATTTTATTTTAGTGATATGTTAGGGTACCAGTCATCGACTGTTTCATCTACAACTGTAGAGTATCCAGGACCTGCGTATTTTGCAATGTCAAAGACATTTAATTTACAAACACTATCTACTAGATCTATATTAGTGTACTTAAATGGTGAACAGTTAGTACACGGAGTTGACTATACTTTTGAAAACGAATTTGTTTACGTAACATTAGATTTAGATTCAAATGATACAGTTGAAGTACACGAATTTGAAAGCACTAACGGAACATTTGTTCCTCCTACACCTACTAAACTAGGATTGTATCCTAAATACATTCCTTCATTAATTGTGGATACTACATATTCTACTCCTCAGACTATGATTCAAGGACACGACGGTAGTTTAATACTAGCATACAATGACTATCGTGACGAACTAATACTTGAACTAGAAAGAAGAATTTACAACAACATTAAGTCGTCCTATGATGTGTCTAAACTTAACATTTTTGATTTTATCAATGGTGTAAACAGAGACACTGGATTTAAAAAAGAAAGTCTAAACAACATAATGTTATCAGACTTTGCTCAATGGTTAGAAGTAGCAGGGTCTCCGGATTATGTAAAAAATGATGCGTGGGACATTTCCGACGGATTTTCTTACAACTACAAGTATAGCTCAGATATAAACGGAAACAATCTAGACGGATTTTGGAGAAGTATCTATAAACATTATTTTGATACTGATAGACCGCACACTCATCCTTGGGAAATGTTAGGTTTAACAATACAACCTACTTGGTGGGAAGATGTATACGGACCTGCCCCGTACACAAACAATAACACTGTATTGTGGTACGACTTGCAAGAAGGAATTATTAGACAGCCAGGCAAACTAATAGAACGAAATGTACAGTTTTATAGACCTGGATTGTTAAACAATATTCCTGTAAACGAATATGGACAATTGCTAAGTCCAGTTGACTGCGGATTAGCACAAAATGTTGACAGACTAAAAACAAGAGGTCAGTTTGCATTTGGTGATGAAGCATACGTCGAAACTGCATGGAGAAGAAGCTCGGAATTTCCGTTTGCATTTATAACTGCCTGGGTGTTGTTACAACCTTCTAAGTTGTTTGGTATAGGTTTTGACTTATCTAGAATTTCCAAAGACGTTGCTGGAAATTTTGTTTATACAGAAACTAACAAGAGAATACAACTCAGCGAGTTGGTATTTCCTAGTACGCTAGAAACTGAAGAGTTAGTACAAACATCTGGATTGGTTAATTATGTTGCCAACTATATAACAACCAAACATTCTGCAAACTTTTCTTCTTATAAAGAACAACTAAAAAATCTAAACTTACAATTAGCAGTTTACTTAGGTGGTTTTGCTGACAAAACAAAACTAAAACTAGTGTTAGATAGCAGAACACCGTTAAACAAAGGAAACGTCTTTGTACCAGAGGAAAACTATCAAATTGTATTAAACACAAGCAGCGCATTAGATGTTCCATCGCTAAGTGGTATGATATTTGAAAAAAATGAAAATGGATATATCTTATCAGGATATGATAAAGAATCATCTGTGTTTTACATAAATCCTCACAGAGAAAGAAATGTTGATCCGGTGGTTAACGTTGGAGGAATAAGCGAGTCGTTTGTAGAATGGGATGAAAACAAGCAGTATGTAGCTGGTATTATTGTTAGATATGAAAACAGCTATTATAGAACAAAAGTAACACACGAAAGTTCATCGGCGTTTGAAGAAACTAAGTTTACAAAACTATCTTCACTTCCTATTGTTGGCGGAGTAAGTGCAGTATTTAGAACAACTTTTGAAGATAGCGTTGTTGCATATCCTTACGGATATACATTTGCATCAATTCAAGAAGTAGTTGATTTTATTTTAGGTTACGAGAATTATTGTAAAGTGCAAGGATTCGTCTTTGACTATTATAATTCAGAAACTCAAGCAGTAGAAGATATGCGTCTATGTGCAAAAGAATTTATGTTCTGGGTTACTCAAGGTTGGGATACTGGATCGGTTATAACAATAAGTCCTGTTGGAAACAGTGTAAAATTCTCTAAAGATTATCATATGGTTGATGACATATTTGATAATTTTTACGATTATAACATTTTAACAGGAACTGGCGAGAGACTATCTAAAGAATTTTCTTCTATATATAGAACAAATGCTAATACCTACGGATTGGAACCAATACAAACAGCCGAAGGTATTTTCTTAGTTAGACTACCGTTAGTACAAACAGAACATGTTGTGCTATTAGACAACGTTACAGTCTTTAATGATATCATTTATGATATGATTCCGGGATATAGACAAGAAAGAATAAAGTTAGTAGGTTACAGAACTGACAACTGGAATGGTGGATTAAACATACCGGGATTTTTCTACGATCGAGCATACGTTAGTAATTGGAATACATGGACTGACTATTCAATAGGTGACTTAGTAAAATACAAAGAATTTTATTACAGTTCAAATATGAAACACACAAGTACTGATTACTTTGATGCTAATCATTGGAATCTACTAGACGAGAAACCGACACCGTCTTTATATGCAAACTGGGATTATAAAGTTAATCAGTTTACTGATTTTTATGATCTAGACACTGACAACTTTGATACAGAGCAACAACGTTTAGGACAACACTTAATCGGATATCAAAAGCGTGAATACCTTGCAAACATCATTAACGATGACGTAAGTCAGTATAAGTTTTATCAAGGCTTTATTGCAGAAAAAGGAACAAAAAATTCTCTTACAAAACTGTTTGATGCACTGAGCTCTGCGGACAAAGATAGTTTAGAATTCTTTGAAGAATGGGCTATTGCTCTTGGGCAGTATGGTTCGGTTAATAACATAAAAGAAGTTGAATACAAAATAGATGAAGAAAAGTATAGACTAGAGCCACAACCTTTTGAATTGGTTAGTAGTTTGTCACCATCTAGAACTGATTTAGTTTACGAAATTCCTTCTTATGATGTTTATCTGAAGCCAGACGATTATACCCATAAGCCGTTTCCTCTAACTACAAACACAACAACATTCACAAGAGATAGTGGATATGTTAGAAACGATGATGTTGATTATGTAGTTAACACATACGACGAATTACTAACTTTAAACATTGAAGAAGTTGAGCTAGGTAATCACGTTTGGATAGTTGAAAAAAACAACACATGGGATGTAGTAAGACATGTAAACTCAGATCAAAAGATTATTGGGATTCAGTCATACACTCCAACTGATAGAAAGTTCTACGAAAACGGAACACCAAGCGGATTTACATTACAGTTTGAAAACTACGTACCATTTGAAAAAGATGAAATAATCGGAATATACAACAACAATTTAAACATAAATGGCTTTCATAAAATTGTAGATGTAGTACTAGATAAGGTAAGCATTGTAACTGAAACTCCGGTTAGTATTGATATTAACACTCCTTACGAAGATTCTAGCGGTGTAGTATCTATTTTTAGATCTAGAAGATTTGCTGATTCCAATGACATTAACAATCAGTACTATAAAGTACAAGATGACTTGAGTGATAAAATTTGGGTAGATGATGCAGTAGATAGCCAATGGGCTGTGTACAAACACTCTTCGGTATTTGCACTGCAAGAAGAGTCTATCAATCCAACCGGCGACGGTGACGGATTTGCATCTTCGTTTGACGTATCTTCTTCAAACTCTACAATTGTAGTTGGTTCGCCGGACAGAGTAAACGGATACGTTAACTTATATTATAGATTTAACGAATCTATTGCAAAGACAAAATATCAAGAGATCCTGCCTTCGACTTCTATACATGATAGTAGCTCTAAGTATGGATACAGCGTAGCAATTAGTCCTGACGGAAAGTACATTGCAGTTGGAGCACCAAATGCTGGTAATGTTAAAACTCGTTATGTAGGAATTTTAAATCCTACTGGTAGTTACGCAGAAGGCGATATTGTTAGCGATCGTGGTACTCTATGGAAAGCAAATAAAACTATTGCAGGTGATAACAGCACAATTTCTGATTTGTCGCAAGACTGGACACCAACTTACTTGATAGAAGGTGATGCTACTGGTAGTAGTAGCGGGTTGTCATCTCAAGGTATTGTATATCTATATGAAAAACAACCTAACAGTTTATACAATCTAATTACAACATTTACAAGTCCGGATCCAATGAACGGTGAACGGTTTGGCGCTAATATACAGATACGTAATCATTACAGCGGACCTAAAATATTTATAGGTGCACCGGGCAGTAGCACAGGTAGAATTTATTTTGTTGAGTATACCGACAGCAACTGGAAATACTCACGTAATAGAATGTACAAAGGTTCCTTCTCAGAAACAACACAGTACTATGTAGACGAAATCGTTTATTACGAAGGCTATCTTTATAAAGCAAGTACAAATCTAGCACCAGGAATTTTTGACTTAACTAACTGGATTTCATTGAGCTCAGACATCGAACATGTTGGCTTTATTCCTAATACTGTAGATGTAATCGATGGCGATAGTGATAGTACGGGATTGGTAAATGCAACAGGCATCGGATATAATTTTGATGTTAATTCGCTAGGTGATATGATAGTGTTATCAGGATCATTAGATACTGGACTAACTCAAAACGGCGATCCAACAATTTTAAATAGAATTGGGTTGTATAGAAACGAAGGCAGTCGCTGGCAGTTTGGTCAGTATATAGATACTGATGACAGCGTTGAAGATTATGCATTTAGTTTAGCAATAAACGATACAGGAACAAAGATAGCTGTTGGTGCTCCACATAATAACTTAACCGGAATTGATACAGGAATAGTATACATTTACAAACAAGTAAACGGTGTATTTGCTTTACAACAATCTATTCCGAGTCCGTTTACTGAACATAACGAATCGTTTGGCACCGGCATTGACTTTGCTGGTAACAAACTTGTAATATCAAGCAAAAACGGCGATTCAAAAGTTAGAATGTTGTTTGATAATAATGCGACTGTATTTGATAACAATTCTACAAGATTTATGACAGTCGCTGAAGATTTAGGAAAGTTGTATGTATTCCAGGAAATTGGAGATAACTTTGTATACGCAGAAGATCTAATTTATACAAGAAATACTAGACTACAGGATAATACTAATTTTAAAATTGTTGACAACCATATCTATATAGGATTTCCAGAAATAACAAATGAAGACTCTACAATTGGAATGTTAGTTGATTGCAGAGCAGAAAGAAATACCAATAGTTGGTCAACAATTACATCGCAAACTAATAAGGTTGATGTAAAATATATTAAGAAAGTGTTCTTATATAATACTGAAAAGAATACTACATTTGGAACAATCGACTTGATAGATCCACGACAAGGAAAAATTGCCGGGGTTGCCGATAGTGAAATTTTCTATAAAACTTGGTATGACCCAGCTGTTTACTCAGTTGCTGAACAAGATATAAATCAAAATTATCCTGACGTATTTGTTGACAAATTAAATTCATGGACAACATCGGAAGTAGGAAGACTGTGGTGGGACATTTCTAAAGCTAGCTGGTACAATCCTTATCAAGGAACTACTCAGTACAGAACTGCATGGTGGAATAAATTAGTTGATGGTGCGTCAATTGATGTGTACGAATGGACTGAATCAGATTTAACTCCGGATGAATATAACAGAATTACTGAAACCAACGAAGGCTTTGCTAACGGTATAACTGGAACTCCTCTACATCTAAATGCATATAGTTTACGTAAAGTTTATAACATAGAAACAGGAACTTTTAACTACAAGTATTACTTCTGGGTTAAAAATCCTCAGACTATTCCTTTTAAAAATAACAGAAAACTGTCTGCGTTTGATGTTGCAAAGTTAATTGAAGATCCTGCATCTACTGGTTATACTTTTGTTGCACTAATTGGACAAGACAAATTTGCATTATACAATGCCCGTAGTTACATCGAAGGCACAAAAACTGCATTACATTTCACAATAACAAATGACCTGACTAATATAAACAACATTCATTCTGAGTATCAACTATTAACTGAAAACTTAGCAAGTAGCAAGCCTAACGAAAAAGTTGAAACAAAGTGGTTTGATAGTTTAATTGGATACGACATTAACGACAGACCTGTGCCCGATACTGCACTCTCTGTTAAACAAAAATATGGTATATTAAATTCTCCAAGACAGGGCATGTTTATTAATAAAACAGAAGCACTAAAACAAGTTGTTGAAAGAGCAAATTCTGTATTGTTGCAAAATTCGATAGTAGACAACTACGATATGTCAATGTTGCTAAGTCAAGAAGAAATTCCTAATGAAAACAGCGGACGGTATGATACCACAGTCGATACTTTGGAAGATTTAAGATTTGTTATAGTTGCAAAAACTGAGCAAGCCGTATTAAGTCCAGTTGTCGAAGATGGAAGAATAATTTCTGTTAATATTGTAAACCCTGGAAGAGGCTACGTTATTGCTCCTGAAATTAAAATTACAAGCTCGTCAGGAACAGGGGCTATATTTAAAACAACTATCAATAATCTAGGACAAATAACTTCTGTATTAGTAAGATCAAAAGGTAAAAATTATCCTAGCAATACAACATTAACCCCAAGAAAGTTTAGTGTACTTGTTAAGTCTGATAGCGAAATAGTAGGCCGTTGGGCAATTTACGATTATAACAAATCGGCTAGATCGTGGACAAGAGTTGATAGTCAAAAGTATAACACTCAAAACTATTGGACATATGCTGATTGGTATGCAGCAGGATACGGTTCTCAAACTGCAATAAATCAAACTGTAAACGAATCATACGAATTGTTTGGGTTAGATAATAACATAGGTGATGTTGTTAAAATTAACACTATTGGTTCTGGCGGTTGGTTGCTATTAGAAAAAATTGATGATCAACTAACTGAAGATTATACAATAAATTATAAAACAATAGGCAGAGAAAACGGAACTATACAACTAGCTTCAAGACTTTATGACTTTATCACAACTACAAGTGGATATGATGCAAACATATATGATACTGCATTTTATGACAGAGAACCTGTTGTGGAATTACGAAACATACTAACTGCACTAAGAGATGACATATTCATTGGTGACTTAGAAGTTGAGTGGAACAAATTATTCTTTGCTAGTGTACGATATGCATTTAGCGAACAACTTTTCATAGATTGGGCATTTAAAACTAGCTTTATACGAGCAAAGCACAATCTAGGAAATCTATCTCAGTCTGTCACATTTAAAAATGACAACCTAGAAAATTACGAAGATTACGTTAATGAAGTAAAACCGTATGCTTCAAAGGTTAGAGAATATATCAGTTCTTATACATATACTGAGCCTACTCAATCTCTGATTACAGACTTTGACTTGCCTCCAAGTTATAACTTAGAAACTAGAGAAATTGAGACTAATGGTATTAGCGTTATTGACGGAGTTTTAACAGGCATTGCTGACAAATACTTAGAATATCCATTCAAGTCGTGGCTTGATAATAACGGTTATGATATTATTAGAATCGATGTAGCAGATGGCGGCAGCGGATATACGTCAACACCGTTGGTTAGAATTGATAATAACAACGGAACTACAGCAAGAGCGTACCTAAGCAGAGGAAGAGTTTCGTCGGTTATCATTGACAATACAGGAGGAAAATATTTAACTGCTCCTGAAATAACAATAGAAGGCAGTATAGCAGAGGGTGGTTCTCAAGCAAAAGCAGTTGCAGTTCTAGGTAATGGAGTTGTAAGAAGCACTCGCATTGGAATGAAATTTGATAGAGTATCGGGTTCTTACTTGTTTACAGAACTTGATGAAACACAGACATTTACAGGAACTGGCGCCGCAGAATTGTTCTACCTTAAATGGCCAATCGATCTGAGAACAAATACTTACTCTGTTAGTGTAAATGGAGTAAAGCAGCTATCAAGTCAATTTGTTGTTGGAAATGTTACAGATAAAACAAAAACATACAACAGAGAAATCGGTTACATTGAGTTTATGGATCCTCCAGCAAACGAGTCTTTGATACAGATTACGTACAACAAAAATATTAAACTGTTGTCGGCTGCTGACAGAATTAACTTTTTCTACAATCCTTCAACTGGAATGCTAGGTAAAGACTTGTCTCAGTTAATGGATGGCGTTGACTACACTGGTACAATTTTAGACAGCATAGACTTTGGAACTCAGCAAGGGTTTGACGTTTCGGGATATGGTGCGTTACCGTGGGATACATTTAGTAATACATACGACGATGAAATATTTGTCTGTGATGGAAGTACAAATACATTCGAACTAACGAATCCATTAGAAGACGGCCTTGAATACAACGTGTATCTAAACAACGTTAGAATTGATGATCCTGAGTACGATTACAGCACAGTACTTTCGAATCCAAATGCACTAATGCAAACATTAGTCGGTGACGGTGAAACTACAGTTGTTTCTATAAACGAAGAACTAATTTCTATTGTTGACGGCGATGTAGTTGTAATTAGAAAAAGCACAAGTGATGGAAGTTTTGTTCCAACCAACGACAGCTATGATACAGCAATTGAAGGCGGTAACTTAGCTTACACTACAGCAGCAGGTGTGTCAAGCGGAGAGATAAACATCGACGGCGACGGATTTGTTACAACAACAACTTCTCGAGGTCCAGAAGAACTTGTTCCAGGACAAATACTGGATACACTGGATATCCAAGTTTATCACAGAACAACAGATGGCACAGGTATAATAGGTGTAGCAAACTTTAAGATCGATGGAGATTCGACAAGTTTTGCATTACCATCTGTGCCACAAAGCGTTGATAGTGTAGTAGTAAAAATTGATAACGATATTGTATCGTCTGATTTATACTCGCTTGATTTGAAGAATAATCTACTACTATTTGATAATGACATTTCAACACTTGGATCTAACTTGTCAATAATGTCAATCGGTACAAACGGTATAGATCTATTAGACACAGGCACATTTGTATCCGACGGCAGTACATTGGTTGTTACTACAAGTGCTGTTTGGCAAACTGAGTTATCGGCATTTGTAACTAAGAATGGCGAAGTGTTGTCCGAAGGTACAGCATATACACTAGTTCAATCTTCAAACACTAGTGACTATCCGAACAGAGTACAAATAGTTTTTGACTTTACAGTTCTTGCAGAAAATAATTTTGTACAATGGACAATTTATGGCAGTGAATTAAAAACTTACAGTCAAATGGTTATAGATAGAACGTTTGAAGCCGACGGCTTGACAAACTATCATAAGTTTGACACAACAAATATTCCTATTCCGTTTAACGCTTTGCCGATATCTCACAAAATATTGGTTACAGTTAACGACAGAATTCTAAACCCTGGTTACAATATTTCGTTTACTACAACCAGTGCTAGAGTGTACCAAATCGAAGAGTGGCAATTCCAAGATACAACTTCTATAGATGACACTGATATAATAGTGTTTGCCGATGGAGTTCAGCTACTGTCAACTCAATATTCGTTTGATCCAGTGAACGCAACTATCGAAATACTGTTTTCAACAGTTGCCCCAGCTGGAAGTAAATTAGAAATTTTTGTGTTAAAAAATGCAGACTATTGGACTCTTGATACTCAAATAACATTTGAAGCATTGCCTAGTCAAACATTGAACTTAGATTTCTTACAAGCAGACGATCACGTTTATGCTACTTCAATTGTTTATGATGACAGCGCGGCAGTGGTTGATTCTACTACACAAGATTTAGTAGTACACTCTTCAGATAACAATGTAGTACAGTTTGTTACTAGAAATACAAATATTAGAGATGCGTTTGTAAGCAATGACGTGTTTAGATTAGACTTTGATGGGCATTCGTCTATTGAGTGCAGAATAGCAAGTATAAAATATGTACTAAGCGATTCTATACAGTTTGCAATAGCACCGTCAAGTGGCGAGGTAGTTGAAATTTATACATTTAGCAATCATGATGTAAACGACTTTAATAGAATATCTTATGATGTGTTAACAACAACTTCGGTAAGTGCAGGATCGAGCGATTATGTAAAACGAAATCTTCTTTCTTCGGGTATTGTTGAACTAAGATCACCAATTACAAGTGGAAATTATGCGTGGGTTATACACAATGGAGAATTGTTAACTCCTAATGTCGACTACACTTTAACTGATAATCGAAGCGCAGTAAAGTTACTACGAACTCCGATAGAAAATGATACAATTGACATATTACAGTTTTCAGCTAATCCAGTTGTACCAAAGTTTGGTTATAGAATGTTTAAAGATATAATGAACAGAACTCATTATAAGCGGTTAAATCAAAACAACTCATATGTTTTAAAAGATCCACTTAATTACTATGATGCTAGAATATCTTTAGTAAGTTCGGCCGGAATTGCTATCCCTAGTAAAGAAATGAACAAGCCAGGAGTTGTTTTTATAGAAGGCGAACGTATTGAATACTTTGAAGTTGTAGGAAACTATTTGTTACAACTAAGAAGAGGAACATTAGGAACTGGCATTAAGAATGTTTATAATCCTGGTGCAACTTTGTATGGACAAGGAATTGACGAAAACATTCCGTACAGAGACAGAACACTAACTCAAACATTTATTGGTGACGGCACATCAACTGACTTTGTACTAGATTTTACACCCGCATCGGTAAACGAAATTGATGTAATTGTTGCAGGTAGAAAATTAAGAAAAACAAGTCTTGACTTGTTTGTTGCAACAATCGATCAAGATAGCCCGGAGGCAGACATTGTACTTCCGCCAGAGTTTACAGTCGATGTTGAAGCAGGAACTATAAGTCTAGCAACTGCACCGGCTGAAAATATTTATATAAATGTAGTGAGAAGAATAGGAAAAGTTTGGAACGAAACGGGTAAAGCTCTTAAGGATTCTGAGAATGATATTAGCAGATTCCTCCGCGGAGCAACAATACAATTACCTAAATAAATATAGTATAGGTGGTAAGAATGACACAATATAATGAATTAAATGGAATACATGTCGAAGGACACATAAAAATATTTGACCCAGTTTCGGGAGAAACATACATCAATAAACGTAATGCTATTCACTATGAAAATATGAGTTTAGCATTAGCTGAAAGTTTATCTAATGCTGGGCAAGGATTTATATATGAAATGTCGTTTGGCAACGGTGGTACAAGCGTTGACCCTACAGGTATTATTACATATCTAACTCCTAACGCAACAGGTACAAATGCTAGCTTATATAACCAAACTTATACAAAAGTGGTTGATGACAGAAGTGTAAATAACCTAGACCCAACAAGAAACAAAACAGAAATCAGACACTTATCTGGGACAAACTATACAGATATTGTTATTAGTTGTTTGCTTGATTACGGCGAGCCAGATGGACAGCAAGCGTTTGACACGGCTGCAAGTTCTGAACAGCTTTATGTGTTTGATGAACTAGGTTTAAGAAGTTATTCGTCAACTGGTACAGGTAGACTTTTAACACATGTTATTTTCCATCCTGTACAAAAAAGTTTAAACAGACTAATTCAAATAGATTACACTGTAAGAGTTCAGAGTTTAAGTGGTTTTAATGGAGCATAATAATGGCATATGAAATTGAATTTACCGATAGCGTAAACAAAGGCTCAATTACAGTTGAAGACAATTCAATTAACACAGAAACAAGTTTAGGATTTCCTGGACGTAATCTTAGTGACTACGGTAAAGTTCTCATAGAGGATTTATTACATTTACTTGAAAACTTTGCTAACAACAATCCTCCTAATAACCCAGTTGAAGGACAACTGTGGTACGATACAACATCAGGAATCGACCAATTAAAAGTGTATGATGGCTCTCAGTGGGTAAGTGCCGGCGGACTGAAAAAAGCAGTTAGTGAACCAGATGCAGCAAACAGCACAGTAGGCGATTTATGGATAGACACATCTAACCAACAAGTTTACTTATACAGTGGATCTGGATGGATACTAGTAGGTCCTACATACGCCGAAGGTGCTAATACCGGTGCTAAATTTGAAACAGTTATTGGAACTGACAACAATGAATATCCAGTAATTATAAATTACGCAGATAGCAGAGCAGTAACTATTATAAGTTCATCTACGTTTACTCCGAAGTCTACTATTGTAGGATTTTCTACAATTTACCCTGGTGTAAACATAAGTGGAAACCTCGGTGGCGCAGTTGGAAAGTATTACGGTACTGCTGAAAAAGCAGAAAATCTTATAGTAGACAGCGTAAAAGTTCCTGCCTCTGAGTTTGTTAGAAAAAATGTAGAAAACATTTTAACAAAACCTTTAAGAATTAGAACCAACAGCGGATTAGACATTGGCGAAACTCAGACACTGTTACTACAAGTAGAAGGCAGTGCAGGTATCATTAGTCATAGAGCAACTGGCTCAAACATCGACATCAGAGTAAACAATGCAGGAACAATTGAAACTGCAATTCGTATAAAGAGTGATAAAAAAGTAGGTATTAATAATACATCGCCGACTGAACAATTAGATGTAGTTGGAAATATAAAAGCAAGCGGCGGCCTAGTTCTAGGAAGCACAACAGAAAGTACAAGCATAAGTTCAGGAGCAATTGTTGTTGCTGGTGGTGCCGGTATTGCTAAAAACTTATATGTAGGCGGAAATGTCGATGTGTACGGATCTGTCACAACACACGACATAGTACCTGATTTATCTGGTGTACGTTCAATCGGTACAACAGCTAACAAGTATAACTTTGTATATGCAAACGGGTTTTACGGTAATGTCACTGGTAACTTAACAGGCAACATCAGCGGGTCTGCATCGTCGTCAGGTAAACTAGCATCTGTCACAACATTTACAATGACAGGTGATGTTACATCGCCTTCGTTTACTTTTGACGGTCAAACTGGCGGCACAACAAAAACATTTACAACAACATTAAGTGATACATATTTTACATCTAAGTCAACCTCTACTACTATAGCATCATCTGACGAAATCCTGATATATAGATCTGGTACAGGAATAAGAAGGGTATCACAGGAGCTTTTTGTTTCTACTGTTCCTACTTTTTATCCAGGAATGATCATGCCATTTGGCGGATCGACTGCTCCAGCAGGATGGGTGTTGTGTGACGGATCGGAAGTATCTATATCTACATACGGTGCATTGTATACTGCAATTGGAACAAGTTTTGGTGTAAGTGGTTCACCTACAACTTTGTTTAAGTTGCCTGACTTTAGAGGCAGATTCCTACTAGGACATTTGGGATCAGCTACTACAGGCACTCGTATATTAAATGATGGTGCAGCAGAAACAGTAGGCAACTACGGCGGCGCTGAAAGTTCGTACATCACTAAAAATCAATTACCGCAGCACGAACACAGTTTACAAGGTGACTCAGGAACACAGTTTTATGCATTAACAAACGTTACAGGAGCAACAGACTCCGATGCAGTTTCTGCGTCAATAACAGGAGGTGCATCCGGGTCTGGATTACCGAGAACTGAAGGAGTTAACGGAGAGACATTTTCTACAGTTACTATAGATGGAGTTCCACAAGAAGTCGGCGACCCGTTATACTTCACTAGTCCGTTTGGTACTGTTAACTATATAATTTATCATGGAGTTGTATAATGAGTTATAAAATAAATCAAACTGACGGAACATTGTTAGTTGATCTAGTGGATGGAAGAATTGACGAAGATACAACTGACATAGTTTTGGTTGGAAGAAATTATACCGGATACGGAGAGTACTTAAATGAAAACTTAATCCGTATGCTGGAGAATTTTGCAAACTCATCTGCTCCGTCACATCCTCTAAGAGGACAAATATGGTACGACACTTCAGACGGCAGATTAAAAGTTTATAACGGAACTGTGTTTAGATCAACTGATACTACTTTGGTTAGTCCAACACAACCAACTATGTTAGCTGGTGATTTGTGGATAGATAGTACAAACAAACAATTTTATTTTAACGACGGCTCAGATACAATTTTAGCAGGACCGATTTACAATTCTGTACAAGGTGAGAGTGGGTTTAGGGTAGAAAGTGTTCTAGATAGATACGGTAACTTAAAAACAATTTTAAAATTATTAGTAGGTGCAGCCGTTGTTGCAATAATTAGCAGAGAATCTTTTGAACCAGCTGTTGCAATATCGGGATTCGGATCAGCAATCGAAGTTGGCATCAACATAAGCTCGTTTTATCCAGAGTTCTATTTCCAAGGTGTTGCAAACTCAACATCTACATTAGTTGACTCGAGTTTGAATTCCTATACTCCAGATAGTTTTTTTAAAATTTCGTCAAACAACATCGGAACAGGTACACTATCAGTTAAAAACGATAATGGCATATTTGTAGGATTCAACAACGATTTTACAATAAAGGTTGAAGGATCTACTGTTGTTAATAGAAACTTGTTAACAGGCTCGGATTATAAGATACAAGTTAGACAAGGTGCTTCTTATGTAGATGCAATTACTATCGATAACAGCGAAACAAAAATAGGTATTTGGCAATCGTCACCACAATACACACTAGATGTTAACGGAGACCTCCGTGTCGGCGGTGATCTAATTGTCGAAGGTGATACTACATATTTAGATATATCTACTTTGAGAGTCGAAGATAAACATATTGAAATAGCATTTACCTCAGACAGTACATTACTAACCGATGCTCAATTGGATGGCGCAGGTATTATTGTTAGAGCAACTGGCAATGACAAGTCTCTTACATGGAATTATACATACAACACATGGGATAGTTCAACCAGTGTAAACATTCCAACTGGTAGTTCATATAAGATTGGTCATGCAGACATACTGTCAGCAACAACACTAAGTTCGACTGTAACAAGCGCAACAGGTATTACACAAATAGGTACGTTAACAAACCTAGATGTAGATTACATTAATTTAAACTCGGCATCTCTAACAACAACGACCTACGGCTTAACAATTAACAGTGCTGACAATATTACTGTTTCAAATTCAAGAAAGATAATTGGAGTAGGTACACCGGATGTCAGTGATGATCCAGATACTGTAGCAACAAAAGAATACGTTGACGAATTTACAAAAAATAATGACATCTACTTGTCACTAGACATAACAGGACTAACTAATACCACTATTGCAAGCGTACTGGAAGACTTGGTACCGGCAGCTACAAAATTAACAGGAGTATATGCGTATGTTCATACTGTGTATTACAGCGGTTCTGTAACAACTGATCCGTCTACTCAAGTTGTTAAATCGTTTGTGACTGTCGATAAAAATGGAACAGAGAACCAAAGTGTGTTACAAGATGTTAGTTTTAACAGTGGATCAAATAGTGTAACATTGAGTGTTACAAGAGGTAGAAAAC